ACTTTTCAATGTTTCGTGGCCCAAATTGAGTACTCCCGCCCTTGAAAAGTGCTTCGAAAATCCGCATTTCATCTTTTGTTACTCCTTCCAAAATCTTCGTTTGGGAGGGGTAAATTTCGGAAACCCACTTGTTGGACGGAGCATGGTTAACATACACATCGTTGTGATGTCGTCATCGTGCGAGTTCGACCGTTCAACTTCGACGGGCACATCGGCAGGCTATTGTGAATATTGTGAATTCGACCAAAGCATCGGCATCCTATCATCATGTTCGTGTGAGTTCGATTGACACGTCACTGACGTGACAGTGACGTCAGTGACATCACCATGTGGCACGGCCGGCGTGCACGTTCTTTAAAACGGGCTTGAATGCACGCTCTTTAGGATAACGTGTAATGACCACATGACATCTACATCGGCATGTTATCATCAGCATGCTATCATCTTGACTGTCAACTTCCCGCCCGACGGAGGCCCCCTCCCGGGGGCCTCCCCTCACCCTTTGAAACGTCCGTTGAACACTGAAGAGACGCTCTCACATGTTGGTTCGGTCGGTCGAAGAGAGCCATATTCGGAAAGAGGGTCGTATCAAAAATAGCACACGACTGGCAGTCGCCTTGTTACAACCCCAATTGAGGCAAGAGCCCATCTGGCACGCCTTTTTGACGAAATAGTTGCCTCGCTCCCGCATTGTGCATCCGACGCATGGCGCGCTGTCGCTCCTGCTCTATCTGTAGGTCACGTGCAATCTTTAGTAGGCTGTTTGGTTGGAAATGCCAGTGTAGAGCACTAACGCGGCGTACGTGTAGTATCAAACGTTCGTCAGTGGGGTCAAAAACGTCCCCATGCGGAAAACCACGGTTTTGGTAATAAGGACCGAGTCTGAGATGAGGGCGGTCGGCGTCGACCAAGTTTCCATCCAGCAACAGCATGTATGGAAACTCGGTCGGATGCGATGGAATCACCACGAGTCGGTAGGTCGTGTTGTGAAACCCGTCGTTCGGCCGTCCAAACGTCACTTCATAGCCGGGGAAGCGACACGGCATCTCGTACTCGTCGACCATCTGGCGCCCAAACTTTTCACACGCATCTTGGAACAAGACGGCATGCAGCTCGATCGGGTGGTTTCGCCCGGGATAATCCTGTAAGAATAGGTCAATCATGAATCGGAGGTGTATTTGCGCAACCGCTTCCGGTATGTCGAATTGCGGAGCACACCGGCGGAGTATCCTCGCCGCTTCCCCGACGTTCCTGACCTCACGTACGTTGTTCCCATCGTACGCGTAGACCAGTCCCTCCTGTCGAAGCGCATCGAGCAGAGGGCCTGGTTCGATCGGCACGTCCAAGACCTGTTCGTGTGGGAGGTCGTTTGCCCCGCCCCATGCTCGTTCAGTAAGATGATGATGCGTCCGATGCGGGCGTAGGGACCGTCTCATCACCGGACTCGTTCGTCGGTTCGTTGTGTTGGGCTGGTGTGTCGAGTTCCTCGAGGGTGGTTTTTGATATGCGACTCGTGCTACACGATACGGGATTTCATTTATGGGTATTTTTTTTTTTGCCACTTTTATGCTCCTCGCTATGTCCCTATATTTGTCCATTGAAGGCCGAACGAACATTGTGGCGAACAAAAAGTCGCGCTTTCGGGCCTAGGCCCTCGCCTTTGTTCCTCCTTCCAAAATCTTCGTCTGGGGAGCATAAAAGTAGCGCCTAAATCTAGCACGCTCCGCTCGTGGACGAAAAGAGAGCATCCAGTCCCACGGTGTCAGTATCGATACGAGAACGTCTCGTCGATGAGCTTGTGGATTACATCGTCGTCTTTTTTCAAAGCAAAGCAATTGGACCAGAACTTCACATCATCATACACCTGACTCCAGAACTCGTCGTTCACTTTCAGCAGCTTCTTCGTTCCGATGCGGTACGTGTCAAATCCGTGCATCGATAGAAACTGGACGATGTCCGCCATGGGATTAGGGATGCCTGGACCGCGATGGTCGTCTAGGCAGTCGCTACATTCAAAGACAATGTATCGTGTGTTGGGCAAGCAACGTAGTAATCAACTAGCGCATGCATGTTCTTATGAAAGATGGTGGCCTTTTAAGGCAATTTGAATGCGTCGTCACGCCGTCGTGCACGACACAGGCTGAGGTCACACAGCGACCCAGCATTGGGGAGCATGCAATTGTGTTTCGACGTTCCAAAATCTTCCTTTGGGATGGGTAAAGTTGAGTTGAACACTGAGTTCGACAAACACATCATGCTGTTACTTTGACATGCAGAGCATGCTATCATCATGCTATCATCATGCTATCATCATGCTATCATCATGCTATCATCATTTTGCGACTTTGAAATTGATTTCTACTACCGTATTACCATGCTATCATCCTGTGACTCATGTGTGTTCGACATGCACATCAGCGTGTATCAGAACTTGCATGCACGCTCTTGAACACGGCTGGCGTCACAGTGGCATGCACGCAAGTCCTGTTGGTATTATGCTATCATCTTGTGAGTTCGACAGACACATCAGCATGCTATCATCAGCATGCTAGAACATCAACATGCTATCTTGTGTGTTCGACAGACACATCGGCATGCTATCATCAGCATGCTATCATCAGCATGCTATCTTATGAGTTCGACAGACACATCGGCATGCTATCGTCAGCATGCTCAACATGCCATCATCTTGCGAGTTCGAAAGACGCATAGGCATGCTATCATCGTGAGAGCGACTACACATTGGCACGCTATCATTTTGTGAGTTAACCCATTAATGGCATGATGTTCGCATGCCGATGTGCCTGTCGAAATCACATGATGATGGCACGCAGATGTGCCTGTCAAAATCACAAGATGATGATGATGGCACGCCGATGTAATTGTTGAACACACACGATTGCATGTCGATGGCATGTCGATGTCCTAGGCTATCATCATCTTGCGATTGGTGCGATAAACCGAACGAGTACTCGATTTGGGCTAAGAAACGTTGAAAAGTGCATCGAAAAGACGTTCAGGACGGTTTGTTCTTCCTTCCAGCATCTTCGCTACGCTTGGAGATCATTTTGTGAGAAAAATATCCTATAAACATGCAATACAAATCGCCGAAACGAAACTTCCCCACATCGCACCGGTCGTCGCCACTGCTACTACACAGTCGCTCATCAGCAGAGTCATCGCTTACAAACTATCGTAAAAAGGCTCCGTATGCGCACGTGGCCGGTGCAGACGAGAGTCACACGGCGCTTGTAAAGGAACTGTTCTTCGCGGTTTATCGGAACACGAACGAGTTTCGTGCGATTGTGGGACTCAAATCTCTGACGGGACTCCTCCTAATGCAGGATGAAAACGAGCAAGTGGTTGTCAAAACGCTCCGACGGCTGCGGAGTGTCGTCCATCCAGATAACATCAAGCGGAGACTGGAAGCGAATGGCGGTTTCGACGTTTCGCACGTTGAGGTCATGTTCTTCGCCGAGGTCCTCACGCTTCTCTATACCAACATAAACACGCATATTCAGAGTCTACTTGAACGAAAACAGAGCCTACACCGGTTCCGTTTCTACCTGATGAACGACCTCCCGGACGGTCCCGACCCAGTGTCCGTGAGTTCGAAGATTCACGAATGGTGTATTGCGACTCGGAGCGGAAAACTCAGCAACCCTACAAGCGACTACGAGCAAACGGTCGCCGCTTGCATGGATGCCTACGTGCGTGACTATTCTGACCGTCCAGCACAAACGCCACAAGACATGCAGCGTCAAGAGCGAGAGCGCATCGCACGACTTGAGCGAGAGCGCATCGCACGACTTGAGCGAGAGCGCATCGCACAAGAGCAAGAGCGCATCGCAAAAGAGCAAGAGCGCATCGCACGTCTAGAGCAAGAGCGCATCGCAGCACAAGAGCGAGAGCGCATCGCACGTCTAGAGCACATCGCACGACTTGAGCGAGAACACATCGCACGACTTGAGCAAGAGCGCATCGCACGACTTGAGCAAGAGCGCATCGCACAAGAGCAGATGGAACGTCTAGAGCAAGAGCGCATCGCACGACTTGATCGAGAGCGCATCGCACAAGAGCAGATGGAACGTCTAGAGCAAGAGCGCATCGCACGAGAAACGCTTCATCCAGGCCATGTCGGAAAACATGAAACCAAAGGTAATGCCAAGTCAGAAAGGTGTCCGTGCAGAAAGTTGACCAAAGCTGTGTGTAAAACAAAACCCGGGTGCAAGTGGACGATTGGCGCTGGATGTCGAGTCGATGCGAGTCTGTTCCATGTTCCATAACTTTCGCCCATCGCATGAAGTGTATTCGGAGACTAAGAAAATCATCGTTTTTTTTCTCCAAATATTCGTTTGGGGGAGCATAAAGTGCATATGAAAAAGTAGATAAGCATGAGGTGATAACCATCGGCTATTTGGGCTACGAATCGTTGAAAAGTGCTTCGAAAACGCGTTCTGAAATGTTTGTTCGGCCTTCCAAAATCTTCGTTTGGGAGGGGGTAAATTTGTGGTTGACACTTTTGTCTAAATGTTCGAAATGGAGATTGTCCAAAAAGAGGGGACTAGTTGCCGACGGCTGTGTTTCATCTGGTGTTTTCACCCCACAAACGGTAGCAAAATAGCCAGTGATTCGCCACGCATTCGCCCCACGCGACGATGATCACCAATGCGGGGTGTTTGAGAAAAATCCAAAAAAAAAACACATATAAAATGCCATATCTATCTGGTGGATACGACACCGCTTTGTTTTTGATGGGACATAGCGGCATCAACATGAACGAGGACGATTCCCTCGATAACGTTCCCATTCCACGCGACTGTTGTGTGGTCAATATCGTCCAAGCCGGGGAAGTAGCGCGATTTTCCCACATCGACTCCTTCTACGATTACATCAGGAACACCCCGAACGAAATCTTCTTGGATCCAGAGACGTACGCCAGCCAAATCGAATACGAAGTCAATCAACGCATCGAAAGAGACGTGACGCCCATTAAGTTGAGTTTTACGGTCTGTGGACAGAATACCCCCAACCAGATGCACACGATGGCTTCCAACCAAGACGATGCTTGGTACGGCATTTCTGGCATAAATGAACTAAGCGCAATGCGCCGCACACATCGGTCTTTTTGGGTGCATCTCGGGCTGCAGTCGGGAAATAACGTTCCGGCTTCGACCATCGAACAGTGCTACGCAACCGCGGTCTTTCCGTCGTCGATTGATGTCACCAGAGCGTGCGGGACGAATTCCCGCACGGTTAGTGAGTGGGCGTCGTGCATTAAGTCAAAATTTAAGCGCACGACGAAGCAAGTGTTGGATATTGCAAAGTCTCATGGTAGATGCGTCGTGTACAACTTTGGTTGTCGCACCCTCGAAGAACGGTACGCCCCCCTCGGAAGAGCCCTCCGCCAGCAGTCGGCTGATAATCAAAAAACGCTGAAGGTCTCCCGCAGGGCATCAGACCTTCGACCAGTCGGTCGAGGGACGCTCTTTTCGATGCTTCCAGAGGCGTCTCCAGCGTCTCCCGGTCTGTTCACGCCCTATCCCTTCTCCCAAAGCGATACACGTCCGGCGCATGACCAGTCGAACGGCCATCTACCATACGATTCGTACGACCATCTACAGTACGACCATCTACAACACGATACATACGAATCGCCGCCGCCCTATCCCTTCTACCAAAGCGATACACGTCCGGCGCATGACCAGTCGAACGGCCATCTACCATACGATTCGTACGACCATCTACAACACAATACATACGAATCGCCGCCGCCCTATCCCTTCTCCCAAAGCGATACACGTCCGGCGCATGACCAGTCGAACGATGAAAAACCACCTGGGTGTCAGGTATCGGGTGGTGGGACGCGTCGTCGCCCGATGGCGAACGAGCCACTGCGGCCGACGAGCCCACACATCGCACGAGCACCGTCGACGTCGTCGCCGCGAAGGGCGAGCCCAAGCCGTTCCAAGCGCTCACCGCGCCGACGCTGAAGCAACGTGAGTCGCCGTGTGACCAGCCTCATCTATGCGTTTCAACCGGTCGCAAGTCAACATGGCGCGAGTTTCTCACATTGGGCGCTAAGTATCGATTTTCGCATCCACGAAAGCGAACTTCGATCCAGTGTGGTCCCTCGATCGAAGTGGGTATGAAAAAGTAGCATCGATAAGCGCAACAAGCAATGATTTGGGTCTCGCGTCATAGTGCCATGAAAATGGAGATTAGAGTCGATTGCTTTGCGTTAAAACACCCAAATCATTGCTTGTTGTTCTTATCGATGTCCTTATCTACGTTCTCCATGCGTCTTTAACCGATGGCTGAAAGGGCGACTTTTTTGCTCGCCAGGGAGTCGACACAGCGGAAAGGAAACAACATTTTATCCATCCCAAACGAAGATTTGGGATGGATGAGCAAAAGATTAAAATCCGGATTTCGAATGAAGCACTTTTCAAGGGCGTGAGTACTCGATTTTGGATACGAACCATTGAAAAGTCAGTCGAAAATCTGGATTTCATCTTTTGTCAATCCTTCCCAAATCTTCGTTTGGGGAGCATAAAGTTGCACCTTTCGTAGTTGCATGTCGCCATGTCGCCAGCCAGTGCAACATGCAACTACGGAATGTGCGATTTGTGGTTGACACTTTTGTCGAAATGTTCGAAATGGAGATTTACCCCTCCCAAACGAAGAATTTAGAAGGTCGAGCGGGTCTTTCCGAGTGCGTTTTCGAAGCACTTTTCAAGGGCGTGAGTACGAGATTTGGGCTACGAATCGTTGAAAAGTGCTTCGAAAACGCACTCGGATATATCCGTTCGACCTTCCAAAATCTTCGTTTGGGGAGCATAAGATTGTCGAAAAGAAGGGGACTAGTTGCCTTGCCGACGGCTGGTCTGCCATGTGGGAAACAACATTTGCGAGACTTACCCACGCCGGATTGGGCAAGGCAAGCCCATTAACGAAGATAACATACCACCGAGTATGAACGATGTGTCGTTAAGTCCTTGCCCAATCCGGCATAGGTAAGTCTCGCAAATGTTGTTTCCCACATGGCTGGTCTGTAGACATAACAAGATGATAATATCATGAAGAGTCATTGATGCCGATTGTGTCCGACGCAGATCAACGGTACCACATTGTAACCACAACACACCAGTCGTGTAAAAAATGGGGCGAGCGTGCCAGTCGTGTACGCGGGTGTGTTAGTCGACACTACGACATCTCATGATGATAGCATGACGATGTGTCTGTCGACATAACAAGATGGTGATATCATGAAGAGTCATTGATGATGCCTATTGTGTCAGAACATCATGACTCAGATGCACATTGCAGACTCATTGCAGAGAAACGCACCAGTCGTGTTAAAGGGCGTGCGTGAGGGGCTTAAAGGGGCGCGCTTGCGAGTCGTGCATGCGTCGTCTCTTGGAGTGCTTGACATTTTCGGTGAAAAGCATCATGATAACATTACCATCTTGTGTTAAACGGTGTAACGGCGTGCGTGTGAGTTCAAAGGATTTCGGTATGAAAATGCATGAAAAGGTAATGAAAAGGTGCATACTTTCGAGCGTAGTCGAGTGATGATAGCATGGCTGTATGCCGATAATGCCGAACGAACTCACCCCGGAGTACCCCGGGGTCGGGTCGGCGAGTCACCGGACGACGATGCCTCTCGCAACGCCTGCAAAAAACACTCATAAACGCACAGATGCGCGTATTAGGCGACATGGTAGTATTGGAGGATGGGTTCTATACGTTCCCGTGTCCGCACTGCGGTCTGCTGATTGCCGTCAAGTGCGATGAAATCAATTGCGGCATTTTCAGACACGCGGCATACAAGTCGGATATGTCCCAAATCGACCCACACGCCAGTAAGCTCACATGCGACACGTTGAAAGCGCAAGACAAGGTGTACGGCTGTGCCAAACCATACGAAATGATTCACGACGGAACGTCATGGTCCGTCCGAGAGTGCGGGTACATGTAAAGTCGTCGTCGTGGCTTGTGTCATGAACTGATTTAAGAGACCATCCGCTCAGCGTAGAGTGTCGTCGACATGACGTGCGTCGTTTGCTATGCTACCAAACGTGGCCACGCGCGGTGGGTGCGTTGCATCACGTGCGTCGCCCGGTGGTGCGGATCATGCCACGACCAGATGGTCGAGGCCTTCGTTCGGAGAACGTTCGAGAACATCGACCACCTCGACGTTAGAGACCACGGTCTGTCGTGTCCCTGCTGTCGCGGCGCGATGAACTCAAGCGCCGTCCACGTCTACGGACCGGGCAAGGCGTATCTGCGCCACTACGTGGATGGCATTTACCAATTTGGACAGGAGGTGTGGCTACTCGACCGCACAAGGCAGTGGCTACAGCAAAACGCGACCTGGGTCTCCGCAACGGGCGAGCTCAACCGACTGCGCGGGCAGGTCGAGCGGATCGGGCGCATCATCGGGGAGTTGGAGGAGCTCATCGACGTCGGTCGGACGCTCCTCGTGCCCAAACCGCCCGACGACGGCGCGTGTCCGGGGTCTGGTGTGATAGAGCGACTACGGGCTCAGTGCACAGAACTACGTCGCATCAAGGATAGTAAGATACACGAAATAGGGCGCGTGGCGTTGAGCATCCCGGCATTATTTGCTCGACTCCATCGTTCGGACCCTACGTCGACACAGACACCACCGACACCGACATCGACGGCGCTGCGCTCGTTCGAAGCGACACGCGACGACGATGCACGCTATGATGGGCAGTTCGACGGGCATTTTGAGCCCATCACGTTCTACACGATGCTGCCGATGCGAGTCGAGCGCATCCTCAACTTGACAAGCCCATCCGAGCACCTGCTGTCGGTCATCCACCTGTGTCGGACGCGCAGTATCGTTCTCGACCTAGCGCATGACCTGCAGGCGTCGTGTCGTCCAACACTCCGAGGCGGGCGCACCGGAGTGAGACGCTGGCTGCTCCGCACAGAGTTGCATACATGCCCCGTTGACGCGCATTGGCAGCGTCTTTTCATGCGTTGCGTGTCGCGCATGGCGCGAGTGGACGGTTGCGTTGTTGTGTAAAGTTGCGTCTTCATAACATCGACATTGTTGAGAGCTCTACAGAGAGTGCATTGAATGCTCTCATGCTGTCAAGTATTCGACATGCGGTTATTGTTTCCCAAACGAATAAGTATGAAGTTTACACCATCCCAAACGAAGATTTTGGAAGGAGGAACAAAAGATGAAATCCGGATTTCGAAGCACTTTTCATTGGGCCACTGACAATTGAAAAAGTCAATCGAAATCCGGATTTCATCTTTTGTTCCTCCTTCCAAAATCTTCGTTTGGGGAGCATAAAGTTGTCGGGCGAACCTTTCAGATCGCGTTTTCGGATACGACGGCCCCATGTGGTTGACCAGCACTTTCGAAAAACTGACCAGAAGGCGCCTAATCATCGGCGCGTCTCGATTGCGTTCGAGGTCGGCCGGAGTGCCGAGTGTGCGGATGATGAGATGCGAGACGAGCTGTCGCATGTAGCGTTGAAAGACCTCCTCGATTTCCAGTTGCAGCACGTCGTCGTCGGCGTCGTAATAACCCGCGGTTCTCAATATCGGACCCGCTTGCGCCCATACCTGCCGAATGGCGGCGTTGAGTTTTTTGATGACCGCCTTGTTGATGTGAACCGAGCGTTTTTCATCGAGGGGGTGGACGACGTCGTGCAACGTGGCGAAGAGCGCTTCAACTGCGGTAATGACCGGTTTCAGCCGACGTGTCAACGTCTGCTCTCGCAACTCCGATTGTAGTAACTGGATGAAGTAGGACTCGGCGTCAGGTGGCGCACCGCCTTCGTAACGCAATCGATGGCGGTGCGCCCCATCGATGGTTGGGGATTTTATCAATTCGTGCGTCGGCGATTTTGATTTTCGAATCGACGAGGGTGCATTCATTTGTACGTATTTATATTTAAGATTTTCCCCGAATGCAATGACAATGCATTCCTCCCAAACGCAGCCAAACGACGGTTTTGGAAGGACATGTAATGTTTTGATTGACTGTTCTCCCTCCCCATTCATCGTTTGGGATGGTTAAGCGTCATGCTCAGTCGCCACAAATTGGCCCACGATGCAAATCACCTTTTGCGATGGGTAAACCGAAATGATTTAAAGGAGATGTGCCATCATTAGCCTGATTTGGAGTGCCCAAGCATGCCGGTTCCTTCGTTCTGCGAAATCCCGTCATTGTTGGTTCGCCATGCCACGGGTGGAATGCTCCAACGCAACTCGGTACCCGACGATATGCCATGTTGCGTCATATGCTTCGGCTCCGAACCGGCGCCGATCCAGCGCGGCTGCGCGTGTCGGGGAGATTCAGGCCTGTCACACGTGCGGTGCATGGTGCGATATGCCGAGATACAGGCGGCGCACCATGGCGTCAATGCGTGGAAGACGTGCCAGACGTGCAAACACACTCTCACGGGGGCGATGCGTCGAGTCCTTGCAGAGACTCTCGTATGCGCGTACTACGGTCGCTGGCTTCTACGGTGGGCCCCTCCGGAAGACGAGAGCGTCGAGGAGAGTGGCCGTCTCGATGCGGAGCTGAATCTCGCAGAGTCTCTCATGGCGGATGGCGAATGCGACGAGGCGATCCGAATGATGCGGGGAGTGCTACGGAAACGAGCGCCGAAACTGCACTGGGATGACATCCGAATGTTGCAGACGAAGGGCGTACTCGCGTGGGCCCTCAGTACACAGCGCCCCGATGAGGCCGAGCGCCTCAACCGCGAGGTGCTTGCGGTGCATCGGCGCATCCGAGGAGACGAGCACCCAAACACCCTCACCGTGATGAGTAACCTCGCCACCAACTTCATCAACCAGGGTAAGTTTGCCGACGCCGAGGACCTGGAGCGCAAGATTCTAGTCGTGAGGCAGCGAGTGCTTGGACCAGAGCACCCGCACACTCTGTCGACCGCTAGCATCCTATCGGTGTCGCTTGTGATGCAAGGTAAGCACGCAGAGGCAGAGTTGCTCGTTAGGGATGTGACCGCTGCGCGTAGGCGGGTTCTCGGCGACCATCACCCCAATACGATCGTGAGCGCTGGTAACCTCGTCAGTGCGCTCTTGCGCCAAGGCAAGAACGACGAGGCGGAGCGTGCCGCACGAGATATGCTTGACAGGTGTAAGCGGGTTCTTGGCGACCATCACCCCAATACGATCGTGAGCGCTAGTTACCTCGTAACCGCACTCTTGAAGCAAGGTAAGACCGCTGACTCGGCGCTGATGGAGACTTGCTCAAAACTTGAGTCAAAAGAGAGTTGCTCAGATGAATGATTCCTTGTGATTAGATGACGATGTTCCGGCGTGTCCGGCGTGTCCGGCGTGTCCGGCGTGTCCGGCGTGTCCGGCGTGTCCGACTGCTCATTGTGGCTAGCCAAAAAGTCGCACTTTCGGGCCTCGGTTGAAAAGTGGCATGAAAACGTAGATAAGAACAGTCGATAACAATAAAGCAAGTATTTGGGAATGTAACCCCAGGAAAGGGTAATGAAATCTGGTTTTTACCCGAGGCCCGAAAGTGCGACTTTTGGATCGCCACAATGGGACTCCGACTCTGTGAGACTCTGTGAGACTCAGTGAGAGAGAACACATGAGGATGGTATTGTTTCCATGTAGCGAACAAAAAAATTGCGCAATTTCGCACCCACTACTTAACGAAGAAACTTGCATACGTGAGTACTCAACAATCAGACCAAGTTACAATGGACACTAAATGTTTTAAACGAAATGTGTTTAATTGGCCTGATTTTTGAGTACTCACGTATGCAAGTTTCTTCGTTAAGTAGTGGGTGCGAAATTGCGCAATTTTTTTGTTCGCCATACCGTATTGTATACGTATTGTATAGAACACACGAAACCGCTCGACCCAAGGCGTGTTTACGGGCAGTTGCGCAAAGTAAAGTTACCCATCCCAAACGAAGATTTGGGAAGGCGGAACAAAAATGAAATGCAGATTTTCGACGCATTTTTCAAGGTTTCGTGGCCCAAATTGAGTACTCACGCCCTTGAAAATCGTGTATAGCATCTGTATTTATCTTTTGTTCCGCCTTCCCAAATCTTCGTTTGGGGAGCATAAAAGTGCGCCTGAAATCTTGCACGATGACCCATCCGACGGCCATTAACGCAATTGCCAGGGCTGGTCGCGACTCGACAGAACATGATGATGAACATGACTTTGCAGTCTCGAGAGACGAGTCTAGTCGAAACCACAAGATCAGTCGTGTTAAAAGGTCGTGTGTGCGAGTCGTGTTAAAGGGCGTGCGTTACTAGCAGCGTTAATGGACATCTCATTGTGATAGCATGACGCATCATTGAGGAATCAATGACGATGATATGTCTCAGTGTCTGTAGAAATCGCAAGATGATGAAGATTGTGTTAGTAGAGACACAAGATGATGATAATGACGATGTGTCAGTCGAGACCGCAAGATGAGGATACGATGTGTCAGTCGAGACCACAAGATGATGATAATATGTGTCAGTCGAGACCACAAGATGATGATAGCATGACGAATCGTTACATTGACGATTGTGTCCGTAGATCGACGCACCAACTCGACGATCGGTTTACCACTATATCCCCGGATTCCCCGTGCCTTGCATAGCGCAACCAGCTCTGCGCGTGTTTTCGTGCGATGCTCGACGGATGGTGGGACGTTGACTGGATGGTCTCCCGTTTTCGGATGTTCCATTTCGCCTCTGAACTTTATGCTCCCCAAACGAAGATTTTGGAAGGTCGAACCAACCTTTCCGGGACGTGTTTTCGAAGCCCTTTTCAAGGGCGTGAGTACTCTATTTGGGCCACGAAGCGTTGAAAAGTGCTTCGAAAACACTTTCCGGACGGTTTGTTAAGCCTTCCAAAATCTTCGTTTGGGAGGGGTAAACTTCACAGTCAATCATTTTAAATCTCTTCGCGTTGCCGAATCAGAATCGCGCAACGGTCCAACGGAACATGAAAGCGACGGACGTGTGATTGGGAAAAGGTCGGTCGTGCATTTTCGAGTGGCATATAGTGCCATGTGGACTTGTAATGCTACTATTACATGACTAATTTGCGATCTAACATCGGAATAGCCACGTTAGCCACGTATTACACCGTGAATCTAATTGTATTCCCATCGATATTGATGCAAAGTGGACCCTTTACACATTCTCATTGCACATCGGATGGTCGCGTGGCTGATAATCACCGGCTAGTTTTGGGTCTCACATTTTTGCTATAAAGTTTATGCTCCCCAAACGACGATTGTGGAAGGCCAAACGATTACCATGTAGCGAACAAAAAATTGCGCAATTTCGCACCCACTACTGAACGAATGAACTGGCATACGTGAGTACTCAACCATCAGGCCAATATACAATGGAAACTAAAATGATTTAAAAGAAATGTATCGATTTCGCACCCACTACTGAACGAATGAACTGGCATACGTGAGTACTCAACCATCAGGCCAATTCGATACATTTCTTTTAAATCATTTTAGTTTCCATTGTATATTGGCCCGATTGCCGAGTACTCACGTATGCCAGTTCATTCGTTCAGTAGTGGGTGCGAAATTGCGCAATTTTTTGTTCGCCATACCGCAAACGAACCGTCGGCTGTCATTATGTGCCCGTGTTAAAGGAGCGTGCACGCCTGCCCGTGTTAAAGGAGCGTGCATGCCAGCCCGTGTTAAAGGCTTGTTGAAAATCACAGGATGATGTGTCTTGTTGAAAATCACAGGATGACGATTTGCATGATGACGTCCATGACTCCATGTCGAAATCACAAGATGATGATTGCAATGATTGCATGACGATTGTGTCCATAGAAGATCATCGCATCAGTCGTGTTAAAGGGGCGTGCGTTCGAGTCAAGTTAAAGGGGCGTGCGTTCGAGTCAAGTTAGAGATTGTCAAAAAAGGGGGTACTAGTTGCCGACGGCTGTTCCAAAAACGGAAAGTGGCCGACGTCTTACGAATGCGGCCCAGGCCTGCGCTTGGGAAGCATACATACTATCACAGTGTACATAATGACCTTGAAAACAATAATTACAAATTTATGCTCCCCAAACGAAGATTTTGGAAGGCCGGACGAGCTTTTTGTAGACCTTTCAGAATGCGTTTTCGAAGCACTTTTCAACGTTTCTTAGCCCAAATCAGGTACTCACACCCTTGAAAAGTGCTTCGAAAACGCATTCTGAAAGGTCTACAAAAAGCTCGTCCGGCCTTCCAAAATCTTCGTTTGGGAGGGGTAAAATTAATTATATGCATTCACAAACGCAGATAATCTTCGTTTGTGAATGCATGCACGCCCTTTAACACGGTCAACACGGCTGGCATATAATGACAGCATCATCGTGTGAGTTCGATAGACAGTCTCATCATGCTGTCACATTCTGCATGCGTTCTACAGACACATCACTATGCTATCATTACATGCCACGTAAGTCTTACGTCGTCATGCTATCATCTTGCGAGTTCTACATGCACATCATCATGCTAGCACGCGCATGCTATCATCTTGTAAGTTTACCCTCCCAAACGAAGATTTTGGAAGGATGGACAAAAGATGAAAATGCGGATTTCGAAGGAAGCACTTTTCAAGGTCATGAGTACTCGATTTTGGCCACGAACCGTTGAAAACTCGATCGAAAATCCGCATTTCATCTTTTGTTCATCCTTCCAAAATCCTCGTTTGGGGAGCATAAAGTTCGATATGCATATCATATCACCCAGTTGGCATGCACGCCCTTTAACACGGCTTGCATGCACTACCTCTTTAACACGGTCATCACATTGAGCACAAACGAAGATTTTGGAATGCTATGCTCCCCAAACGAATACAAAAGATGAAATGCGGATTTTCGACGCACTTTTCATGGTTCGTTGCCCAAATTGAGAACTCACGCCCTTCGAAATAAAATCCGCATTTCATCTTCTTCGTTTGTGAGTGATAAATGCGTAAAAAGTTTCAGAGTGCCTTTTCGAGGTTTATGCTCCCCCAAACGAAGATTTTGGATTCGTAGCCCAAATCGAGTACTCACGCCCTTGAAAAGTGCTTCGAAAACACATTCACAAAGGTTGGTTAGGAATTCCAAAATCTTTGTTTGGGAGGGGCATAGTTTCGAAGCACTTTTCGTTCGGCCTTCCAAAATCTTCGTTTGGGCGATGATAGCGCTTTGCAAATACAAAAAGCATTCAACAGAGAAACGGATCGCTTTCATGAAAACACACGCATCATGTGACGCTGCATCAAGCTCCTGTTGGCAAGTAGCGCGCCCTTTTTGTCAGCACCATCATTAGTTCCGGAAGAAAAACGCCGATAGCGCCCGGTTGCCCGACGACCGACGAGGATTGGACGCTGACGGCTCGCACGAGGCGATCGACGCGACGCCATAGTTGCAATAGGTGACGCCCTTCCGTGAAAATCCGACGTCGCACGTGGGCACGCACGTCTCGCCGTGCGCCAGACTCGGCGTGCAGTTTCCCATCGAGCCGTTGACCGGCCCGGTAATCGAGTCGCACGGAGATGGGACACACACCCCCTCCGTGAGTGCGCCGAATGAGCACGACGTATCGCCAACCAAACGGTAGCCATCGTCGCACTCAAAATTGCAGGTTTGGCCGTGCTCCAGCGTGGATGGGCACGCTCCTAGGTTTCCGCCGTCGGGCGGCGTGTTTACGCTACACGCCATCGGCACGCACTTGGCTGGGTCCAACACCCCCAGTTTACACGACGTGTACTTGGTCAGCTCGTAGCCGTCGTCGCACTGGGGGGCGCAGTACTTGCCACTCGCCAGCCTCGAGGTACAGTCGCCGACCGCTCCATTGGCGGGGGGTGTGCTGGCATCGCACGAATTGGGCAAACAGTCGACCGGAGCGACGAACGCGCCTTTGTTGCACAACAGCGAGCCCGTCGGCGTATACCCAGCGTTACACGTCGGCTGACACGACTGGCCGTGCTGGAGCGTGCTGGGGCAATCTCCCACGTCTCCGTGGCATGAAATCGACGTGCTGTCCAACTCGCACGCCGACGGTTTGCACGTGGCCGACGTCAACTTCCCGTACGCGCACTCGGTTTCGCCGTGCAGTGTGTAACCGGGGTCGCACGTCGGTCGACACGACTCGCCGTGGCCGAGCGTCTCCGCGCTGCACGTGCCCGCACTCGCGTTCTCCGGAATCGACACGACGCACGCGTTCGGCACGCAATCGCCCTTCACGAGACGTCCGTCCCAACACTGCAGTGGCGAGGCGAGTGAGTATCCACGCTCGCACGTGGGATTGCACGATGCGCTGTGCGACATCTGCGCGTCGCAATCGCCCAAGTCCAAGTAGTGCTCGTCCATCGTTTCGTCACTAAGAGTGCACTGCTTCACTTCGCACGCGGCGCTCGTGAGAGTTCCGTCGGCGCATGAGAACGGCCGGACCAGACGGTACCCCACGTCGCACGCCGGATTGCACTGCTCGCCGTGCTTCAACGTGACGTTCTCACACGCGCCACTCCTGCCGTTTTCGATGGCGTGCGTGTCGTCGGACAGCACCGCACAGACCATGTGGCGACAGATTGGGCGCGTCCACTGGCCCGCGTTGCACGTCAACTCTCCGACGAGCTCGTACCCGTCGTTGCATTCGACGTGGCACTGTTGGCCGTGCTCGACCCACGAGGCGTCCACCACGTCGTCACACGACACGCTCCCGTTGTCGACGGTGGCTTGGGAGACGTCGCACTCGTTCGGCCGGCACTCGGCCAGCGACAACGCGCCGTCGACGCACCGGATCGGCTCCGAGAGCGTGTACCCCGCGTCGCACGTCGGCTCGAAGGTCTCGTCGTGCTCCAATCGACGCCCGAGTCCACACCCAAGCGCTCCGTGCGCGGGAGCGTTGTGTTCGGCCAGTGGTGCGCACACCTTGCGACGACACACCGGGCTCGTCAAGACGCCCGCGTCGCATCGGACGAGACCACCGTCACGCTCATACCCCGTGTCGCACGTCACGTCGCACGATTGTCCATGGAGCAACGACTCGGGGCAGTCGACCGTCCCGTTCACGACCGGGGGGACCTTGCACGCCTTTGGTTTGCACACATCCTCGCTCAGCGTCCCCAGACTGCACGCGAGCGGTCGCGCCAGCACGTAGCCGTGGTTGCACGCGGGCTCGCACGACTCGCCATGCTTGAGAGTGGGTGGGCATGCGCCGACGTCGTAGAGCGTGCAGTCGGGCTTTACCACACAGTCCTTCGGTCTGCACGTGAACTCCGACAAAGCGCCGTGGTCGCATCGGAGGGACGAGTCGTCGGTCGCAGGCTCATACCCGTCGTCGCAGGCGGGCGAGCACGACTCGCCGTGTTGCAGTGTGGGTGGACATTTGCCCACTGAGCCGTTGCTAGGTGGCGCGCTCAGCGTGCACCGCGCTGGCTTGCACGTCACAGGCTCGTCGATCGTTCCGTTCACACACCGATTCTCGCCCGACACCTCGAACCCCTTGGCGCACGTTGGCTGACACACGTCTCCATGCTTCATGACCGCCGAGCATGTTCCCAGCCCCCCTTTCTCGGGTGCGGTGACAACGCATACACGCGGCTTGCACGTCGTCGTCGAGCGCAACTGCCCCGACTCGCACGTCGTCGGGCCGGTGCTCACGAAGCCCTCGTCGCACGTCGGCTGGCACGACTGTCCGTGCGCGAGTTGGTCGGTGCAGTCGCCGAGCTTCCCGTTCGCAGGCGGGCGACTCGCGTCGCACGCCTTCTCGGCCCCCATCATCTGGGCGTCCATCGACCGGCGACGCCGCGCGCCACTGGACGATGGCTCGCAGGTGGCGGGTCGCAGTTTTCCGCTGTCGCATTTCATGGAGATCGTCAAGGTATACCCATCCTCACACACCGGAGCGCACGATTCGCCGCTCACAAGCGCGTCGGTCGGGCAGTCGCCCGGATCGACGCTGTGCTCCGTCACCACGCTACTGATGTCGCATGCACTAGCCACGCATGTGGTTGCGCGCAGAACGCCCCGGTCGCACGTCGTCGGGCCGGACGAGGCGAAGAGGCGGTCGCACTTGGGCTGGCAAGACTGTCCGTGTTTCAGCGTGTCTTCGCACGTCCCTTTGGTCGCGTTCGGTATGTCTTCCATTTTTATCGCACAGTCCGATGGAACACACTTGGCGGTGGACTCTAGTCGGCCGTGCGTGCATTTGGTTGCACCCTCGATCGAATATCCGACGTCGCACGACGGAACGCACTCCTCGCCGCTCCCGAGGCGGCTCGTGCAGTTCCCCGGCCCTCCGTTTTCGGGGGATGCACTCGCATCGCACGACTTGGGGTGGCACGCCGGGGGGTCGCCGACCGTCCCGTCCGACTTGCACTCGTATCGCCCCGTCAGCTCGTAGCCGTCGTCACATGTGGGCTCGCATGTCTGTCCCCGTGCCAATCGCTGAGAGCACGGCGCGGGCTTGCCGTTCGGAATGGCCAAGTCGACGAGGCAGGTTGCGCTGGCGCTCATGGCCGTGTCGCACATCCGACAGTCCAGCGCACCCGATTCCGAGCCGGGGGTGTCGATGCAGCGTCCGTCGTGCATCCACTTGGCGCACTCCAGACACGCGTCGTGGCACGCGGGCTTGACGAAGGACGTGGACCGACGTTGCGTGTCCGATAACGCCACATCCACGTGCTCCATTTGAACAGACGGTGACTTGATTTGCTGCGCGCACTGTGATTTCGATGGTGGTGGTGGTTGGCACGTATCGGTCGCGTCCGTCGCGTCGGCCACTTCTTCGTCGACCGTCCACGTCGCCGCTTTGCACTCGGGGTTCGCTTGGCACGATTCTTCGCACTGCGATGGCTCGATGTTGGGTATAACGACGGTTGTCAACAGGTGCTCCGCATGCGCTATCTTCGCATCGGTATGGTGGTACGACATCATTTTATACGGATAGTCGTCGTAGGTCATTATCCTTTAAAATATGATTTATTGAATTGTTCGTCGGTGGAGTAGCCCGGTCCCCGATATCCGACACCGGGTGTCCATCAGTCGACTCGCTCGAATTCGGACGAACGTTTCAGAGCGCGTTTTGTCCGAACGACGACAGAGTTCGTTTTCGAGGCCCTTTTCAAGGGTTGGAGTACACTCGACGACTCGAGTTGCATTAAAACACCGAGTTCATTGCTTGTTGTGATCGTCGTCTGAGTCGTCGATGATTTAATTTCGCACCCACGACTTACCTAACGACGGAACTTTCATACGTGAGTACTCAAAATCAGGCCAATTTGACAACACGGTTCGTAAGATGATCTTCTATGGCGAACAAAACAAATGGCGGAATTTTAATTATTTTATCCCTCCCACACGAAGATGTTGGAAGGATGAACAAAAGGTGAAATCCGGATGTTCGAAGAACTTTTCAAGGTCGTGAGTACTCTATTTGGGTAAATAACCATTGGAAAGTCAGTCGAAAATCCGGATTTCATCTTTTGTTCATCCTTCCAACATCTTCGTGTGGGGACGCACCCACGAGTTAACGAAGGGACTTTTATACGAGAGTACTAAAAAGTCAGGCCAATTTTATTCTCACCAAACGAAGATTTTGGACGGCTGAACAAAACTTTGCGTGTGCGTTTTTGAAGTACTTTTCAAGGATGTGAGTACTCTTTTTGGGCGACCACTGATTGAAAACTCGTTCAAAAATCATACGCAACGATTTGTTCGACCCTCGAAAATTCGTCGTTTGGGAGCCATAAATTTCCAAATGGGCACTGAAATGATTGAAAAGAAATGTGTCAAATTGGCCTGATTGTTGAGTACTCACGTATGAAAGTACCTTCGTTAACTCATGGGTGCGAAATTCCACCATTTGTTTTTTTTGCTACATCGGGTCACAGTGTGGCCAACCAAAAAGTCGCACTTTCAGCCCTCGGTAAAAGGCACATGAAGCACGTAGATAAGGACATCGATAAGAACAACAAGCAATTATTGGGGTGTTTTCATGAAACACAATCGACCATATCGACTCTATCGACTCTAATGTCCATTTTCGTGGCATTATGACGCGTTTTTCCGACCCGAATCCATGCTTGTTGCGCACATCGATGTTGTTTATCTACGTGTTTCATACCCCATTTCGACCGAGGTCAAAGTCCCACCCGCGGTTGCACCAATGCAGGCTATTATGCAGCACCATCACATCAACAAGTGTGTCAGTTCGCGCAGATACTCACCGCGTATTCGGTCGACCGTCTCAAATCGCTCGAGTGCCTCGTCGTTGCCGGCTACATCCCGCTTCCAATAATACCGGACGCGACTGAAATGGGCGTGATTCGGGAACCAAAACAGCACGCTCAGTCCTTGGTCCAAGATGGGCGTGTTGTGGATGGTATTGCCGGGAATGTAAAAGTAATGGCCCTTTTCGAGTTTCGTGTACGCGCCGTTGCACAGCGTCACGCCGCACCCATCGACGACAAAGTAGCATTCATCCTCTTTGTGAAAATGGGGCTCGTGGTCGCTTTTCACGCCCCTTGTTATGCCAACTACAATCGGAAAATCGGCCAGCATCCGCCAAACGTAATGCACCGGCGACGTGTGCACACAATCCCAGTTGACGACGTTACCCCATTCGTCCATCGTTTTCACGCCCCGGTCGTCGACATGAACGCTCTCGTGGCACTGAATGGTTTCGAACGTGACTCGTCCCGATTCCAGGTCGGATATGTAAGTCTCGACAAGCGGGTGCCTGCAATTATCGGGGATGGCAAACTGGGGGGCGTACGGCGAGCTGACCATCGGAACCGGCGTTGGGGCGGACATCTCTCTACCAATGGCGATTTTTTATTCGGGCTAGTGCCCAATGCCCAATTGTACCCCTCCCAAACGAAGATTTTGTAAGGATGAACACAAGATAAAATGCGGATGTTCGAAGCACTCTTCAATGGTGTGAGTACTCGATTTGGGCTACGAATCGTTGAAAACTCAATCGAAAATCCGCATTTCATCTTTTGTTCCTCCTTCCAAAATCTTCGTTTGGGGAGCATAAATTTACCCCTCCCAAACGAAGATTTTGGAAGTCCGAACCAACCTTTCCGAATGCGTTTTCGAAGCACTTTTCAAGGGCGTGAGTACTCGATTTGGGAGACGAATCGTTGAAAAGTGCTTCGAAAACGCATTCGGAAAGGTTGGTTCGGACTTCCAAAATCTTCGTTTGGGGAGCATAAATTGGCATTGGAAAACACATCATTATGTCACGACAATGAACATTAGAATCGATTGAGTTGCACTAAAAAGACCAAATCACTGTTTGTTTTGCTTATCGATGTTCTTATCTACTTTTTTTCATACGTAGCTTACCCGAGGGCTGAAAGTGCGACTTTTTTTTCTCGCCACAGTGATGCCCATTGAAAGCATCCAATGCGGTTGGTTCGACCTTTCCAAATCTTCGTTTGGGATGGCTAACTTTCAGCCGCGGTAAAAGACGCATGAAGAACATTGCTTTTGTTGTTATTGATTTTTCTTATCTACTTTTTTCATACGTGTTTTCACCCGAGGCGTGAAAGTGCGACTTTTTTTGCTCGCGACAGTGATGAAGCACGTAGATAAGGACATCGATAAGAACAACAAGCAACGACTTGGGTGTTTTCATGCAACACAGTCGACTCTATCGACTCTAATGTCCATTTTCGACGCGTTTTTCCGACCCAGAGCATTGCTTGATGGCAGTGGCAGTTGTTGCGCTTATCGATGTTCTTATCTACGTGTTTCCTACCCCATTTCGACCGAGGGCTGAAAGTGCGACTTTTTGGCTCGCCTCACTGATGATTAGGTGGGCACTGCACTTGGCACTGAAGTTGGCAGTTGCTGAATCATGCGGATGTGTCGTCATTGTGGGGCGATCAAAAAGTCGCACTTTCACGCCTCGGTCGAAAAATGGCATGAAAATCGTGGATAAGAACAATCGACGACAACAAGAGCAATGCCCTACTTGGACATGACAATCGACAAGGGCTACATGGAACGACCGAATGCGCAATGTTGGAAGCGAGTCACGTTATATGAGCGGCAATGTTGCCACCGGAGATACGCGGTCACTCGAGCGTCGACCGCCAGGCGTCCATCCAGTCGATGAACGCCTGCTCGTCGCCGTCCTCCACGGCCCTGTCTCGGATGGTCTGGTCGTCGGCGTCCGTCGTGTCGAGCACCTGCGCAATCCAGCCTTTAGGGACGGACAGGACGCGGTCGTAGACGGGGACGATCCACCGGACCACGTCGTACAGGCCGTTGAGCACGGCGAGGTGCAGCACCGTGTGTCCATCGTTATTGGGATGTGTAAACGTCGTCGGGCAGGCGCGTAGAAGCATTCCGAGCAGCGTAGTTCGGTTCTGGGTGTCTGGGCTGTTGCAACAATGATGCGCCACCGTGTCGACGTTCTCGTCGGCGTACTCGAGCCGCGCGCCCGCGCGTATGAGCCAACGCACGGAATCCGTTCGTCCTTCGCGTGCCGCCCACCAGTGTGGCGAGCATAAATTGCGCAATTTCAAGGCCCGCTACTTAACGATGAAATAGACCATACGTAAGTACTCATGTTAGGGCAATTTGGCACAATGACCTTAAATCATTTTGATTTTGTGGAGTTCAAGTGTGCAATTTTCCCCAAATTGGAGTACTCACGTATGGTCTGTTTCATCGTTAAGTAGCGGGCCTTGAAATTGCGCAATTTATGCTCGCCACATGGCCGCCCACATGACCGGTGTCTGCCCGTTCGCGTCCATTGCGTCGCAGTCGGCGTCGAGTTGGTGGAGGAGCGCCATCAGACGGACGTGCCCTCTGACGGCCGCCAGGTGCATCGGGGTCGCTTGATATTCGTCGTACGTCCGGTCGTCGCTATCCCGCCACGCCGCGTGGACGATGGCCCTCTCGATGTCTTGAGGTGGTCCGTAGTAGGCCACCACGTGCAACATCGACCACACGTCCGTTTCGCGACGCTCCAACGCGCCGAGGACGAGGGGCTTGGCGTCGATGATGTACCGCAGCAGACGATGGTCACGCTTTTCCAAAGCCTTCGCCACAAGGTCGTACGGGCGGTCGATTGCGTCGTAGCCGTACGCGCGGTACAGCGCGTGCTCGTACGTCGGAAATTGCGCGGGGTCGTGCTCGGTCAGAAATGCGTCGGCCACATCCAATTCGAGCGCCCTTCGGTTGTGGGGGATCGTCGGCTTCTGACCTTCGTGGATGCGCGCCGTAAACCACGCGACGAGGCTCGACACGCTGTAACATTGGCGGTCGACCCTCACGATCGCGTCGCCAAGGCAGCCTAGTGAGACCGGGCACGTGAAACACTCGTTGGTTTCATCTCGTGGGTTCTCGGTGCATTGTTCCTCGCGCGCCGTTGCCAGTTTCACTCGACGCATGATGTCGTTTAGTTTCTTAACCTTTTTTTCGAAATCGTGCGTCGAAATAGTGCGTCGACGTCGTCGTTGGCTGCAACTGGTTGTGGCCGAATGGAAAGAAAAATGACCACGATACCGACGCATCCTGTCATTTGAACCCTTTTGGCTCGCCACAAATTGGCCCACAATGGCCATTTCTCCGTTTGAGCGTTACAATGCACACGTGTGGGTGTGTGCATGCCGCCCGAATCCGTCCAATGGTGCTGTTTTTCGAGACACCTGGCGCGTGTGCGGTTGGTGTGTGGCAATATTGGACGAATGAATGGAACGGTTCACGTTGCGGCGGGCGCCTAGTCTCGCCGGCGAGTTTCCGCTAGATCGACAGCGAGCGCTTCCGTGGGGATTTCGGCGCGTTGTCTATGAAAGCTTGCATGATGTCGACGACGTCCTTACCAAACTCGTTTACCAGAAAGCCGTGCTCGGTTCCGTTGGGTGTAAACGTTCCTGGAATGTCGTTGGCCTCGTAAATGCGGAATCGAGTGTAGTACGTTTTATCCGTCAATGGCTCGTGTTTATGAACGACATTTGCCATTATCACATGCGCAAAAGTCTTTATAGCATTTTTTGCGCCACTTTAGCTCCATGTGGGAAACAACAGTTCCGATACTTGCCCACACCGGATGATTGGGCAAGCCCACTAACGAAAGATAACAATGCGGCTGAGTGTATACATGACGCGTCGTTAACCCAATCCGGCGTAAGTCTCGGAAATGTTGTTTCCCAGTGCAAGTTTACCCCTCCCAAACGAAGATTTTGGAATGAGGAACAAAAGAGGAAATGAGGATTGTCAAAGCACTTTTGAAGGGCGTGAGTACTCAATTTGGGCCATGTTCCATTGAAAAGTCCGTCGAAAATCCGGATTTCATCTTTTGTTCCTCCTTCCAAAATCTTCGTTTGGGGAGCATAAAGTTCCCTCGCCAAAAAAGTCGCACTTTCAGCCCTCGGTAAAAGACGCGTGAAAATCGTAGATAAGGACATCGATAAGAACAACAAGCAATGACATGGGTGTTGTAATGCAACTCAATCGACTCTCATGTCCATTTCCATGGCATTATGATGCATTTTCCGACCCAATTTATTGCTTGTTGCGCTTATCGATGTTCGTATCTACGATTTTCATGCCACATTCGACCGAGCTGAAAGTGCGACTTTTTGGCTCGCCACACTTGATAACGCTCCGATATGTCTATCGAGAACAAGATGATGTGGCAATTATATGCCCCCAAACGAAGATGTTGGAAGGCCGAACAAACCTTTCGGAATGCGTTTCCCCCGGGAAGCACTTTTCAACGACTCGTATCCCAAATACAGTACTCACTCCCTTGAAAAATGCTTCCCCGGAGAAACGCATTCCGAAAGGTTTGTTCGGCCTTCCAACATCTTCGTTTGGGAGGGTAATGTTGTGAGATCTACATGCGCATCATCATGCTATATCATCATCGTGTGAGTTCGCCAGACAGTGGTAGACGCATCGTTCGGCATGCTATCATCATCTTGTATTGTGACTCCCAAACGAAGATTTTGGAAGGATGAACAAAAGAGGAAATCGTGTGTTTCGAAGCACTTTTCAAGGGCGTGAGTACTCGATGTGCGCTAAGAATCGTTGAAAAGTCCGTCGACAATCCGGATTTCATCTTTTGTTCATCTTTCCAAAATCTTCGGTTGGTGAGAATGGACTTGTGTGAGTTCGACAGACACATCGGCATGCTATCGTCTCATGACTCGTGTGAGTTAGAATGACAAATGATATGTTGCACGGCTGGCACGCATGCCCCTTTACCACGGCTGGCACGCACTCCCGGCCCCCTTTAACACTGTAAACCCATAATGACAGCATCACTGTGTGAGTTCGAAGGACACAACGACATGCTAATATCATAATGCTAGCGGACGTACGTCCGTCTTGGATGGTCTATGATTAAGAATGCGTTTTCGGAGCACTTTCCCAAATCCGGTAATCGCACCCTTGAAAAGTGCTTCACAGTGGAAGCACTCAAATCTGGTACTCAGGCCCTTGAAAGGGTGCTTCCCGGGGAAACGCATTCTGAAAGTTTAGGTCGGCTTTCAAAAACGTCGTTTGGGAGGGGCACATTTAGAGAGAACTTACTGTTATTGAGCAAAATTGCGCGATTTCACGCCCACTTCAACGGGCCACTTGCACACCCACCTAGAAGAGTATGGTGTGAGTACTGCCAAGATGACCCATTTCCTTTAAATTATAGTTCAGAGTTTGCGTTTGCGAAGCACTTTGCAAGCGGATGAATGCATGACTCGGGCGACGCTTGCAAAGTGCTTCGCAAACGCACTCTCGAGATGCTGGCCCGTGCGATATGTAAACGCAAGTAATGCGTGTGATACATTCCATGAGAAACATCTGTCGAGATTACAGGATGTTGTGTCCCGTGCGGCGATCCAAACAGTCGCACTTTCAGCCCTAGGTCGAAATGGGTACGAAAAAGGTAGATAAGAACATCGATAAGCGCAACAAGCGATGATTTGGGTCGTAAAACGCGTCATAGTGCCATGAAAATGGACATGAGAGTCGATTGCGTTGCATGAAAACGCCCCAATCATTGCTTGTTGTTCTCATCGATGTCCTTATCTACGCTTTTCATGCGTCTTTTACCGAGGGCTGAAAGTGCGACTTGTTGCTCGCCACACTGCTCTCTGTTCGGCTTTCCCAAATCCTCGTTATCGTCCGCTAGACATTACCCTAACAGCGCCGACAAGCAAGATGACGTTCTGGTCATCTCCCAACCGTCGACGGGCAAGCCTTGGTTCATCTCGACGCATTCAAGGTAATGGATGGATGGTGGTTGTGTAAGAAGCGTCGAGAGGTCGAACGACTCCGGTCGCGTCGAGAGGTCGAACGACTCCGGTCGCGTCGAGAGGACGAACGGCACCGGCTGCGTCGAGAGGACGAACGGCACCGGTTGCGTCGAGAGGACGAACGGCACCGGCTGCGTGGCTGTTCCGGGGTCGCCGGGGTTGGGTGCGAACCGTGCATCACCGACGTGCGTCGGGGATAACAGCGACGTTGCCGTCGTCAGGCGCAGTAACTTTTGCTCGAGTTCGTCGACGAGACGCTCCAGGACGAGCACTCGACGGACTAGGTCGGCGTTCGTCGGCTTGGTAGGACTCCCATCGTGTGGGACGTTCGGTCGACGATGATTTACGGTGATGACGTCCCCCGTTTTGGCCCATGCGCAGTTCTTCGACGTCAACTCCCTCCGGCGTCCTCCGTTCATCAGTGGCCAAACTTCACGGGTTTCCATGTCTCGAAGACGGCTAGCGAGCGCCTCGTCGTTTTTGACGATGGACTCACGTGAAACCCACACGTTCGACTTGTCTTCCATCGAGCACAGAACGAACGTTTGATTGTCGCACGCACGAGTGGACACTTTGTGCATGTTCACGATGGATGATATGGGGATGACCCTCATGATGCCGAGGCCCGAAAAAGATTTTTGATTCTAAAAATCGAAAAGGTTGTAGAACGTTTTGAAATTAACCAGAGATTAACCAGAGCCACTTGACACCCGGGTGTCATGGGTGTCGGAACACAGTCGGCGAACGTTCATGATACACAAACATGGTTGACTGCACGGCGCCTGAGCCTTGTTAAAGGGGCGTGTGTGCGTGCGATCCAGCCGAGTCGAGGGGCGTGCGCTCCAGCCCGACTCGCCGCCGTGCAACATACCGATGGAACTCAAACGAGCCACAAGATGATGATAGCATGCCGATGTGTCTGTCGAACTCACACGAAGATTTTGGACGGATGAACAATTGAAAAGTGCTTCGAAAATCCGGATTTCATCTTTTGTTCCTCCTTCCAAAATCTTCGTTTGGTAGGGATAAACTTTACTCACAAGCATTGTGGCGAGCAAAAAAGTCGCACTTTCAGGCCTCGGTCGAAAGTGGCATGAAAATCGTAGATAAGAAAACTCGATAACAACAAAAGCAATGATTTGGGTAGGAAAACACCCAAAAAGGTAATTGTTTGGACCATTGGAATCCATTTTGGTGCCTTAACATTCCCAAATCCTTGCTTTTGTTGTTATCGACTGTTCTTATCTACGTTTTCATGCGCGTTTTACCCGAGGCCCGAAAGTGCGACTTTTTTGCTCGCCACAATGCTCACAAGATGATGATAGGCACTGATATGATAGCATGCCGATGTGTCTATCAAAATCACACGAGTCACATGATGATGATAGCATGCCGAACTCACACGATGATGATAGGCACGATGATGCGCATGTTTTTAAGGTGTGTGTGTGTGTGTGTTCCGTAAGTGTCAGTGTGGCGAACACAAGTCGGTCGAACTGCATGCTCCCCATTGAGTCCCAAACGAAGATTTTGGAAGACCGTACGAACCGTTCCTAATGCGTTTCCCGGGGAAGCACTTTTCAACGATTCGTAGCCTAAATAGAGTACTAAGGCCCTTGAAAACTGCGTCGAACATCCGGATTTCATCTTTTGTTCATCCTTCCCAAATCTTCGTTTGGGAGGGATACAGTGGGTATGAAAAACGTAGATAAGAACGTCGATAAGCGCAACAAGCAATGGTTTGGGTCTGAAACACGTCATAATGCAATGACAATGGACATTAGAGTCGATTGAGTTGCATGAAAAAACACCCAAATCATTGCTTGTTGTTCTTATCGATGTTCTAATCTACGGTTTTCATGCCCATTTCGACCGAGGGCTGAAAGTGCGACTTTTGGCTCGCTACACTGATCCGTGTTAGAGTGATTGTGTACGTTTAGAGTCTTTAGACACGCTGAGTCCACAGTTACTCCACAGTTACTCCACAGTGACTCCACAGTGACTCCACAGTGACTCCACAGTGACTCCACAGTGACTCCACAGTGACTCCACAGTGACTCCACAGTGACTCCACAGTGACTCCACAGTGACT